CTTAATAAAAAAGCTACATCGTTGAATAAATTCAATTCACATCACAGGCTCTCTTGCGCTCTATTAAAATGTAGTATATAGTTTTTTTACTATACAATTTTAAAACGATACGTAGACGCGTATAGTCGACGGCCTAGAGACTATGTATCACAACTAGGAGGATAAAATTATGGCAAACACTACATTTTCAGGACCAATATTAGCTGGTACTATTAAAAACACTACTGGTACTACAGTTGGAACTGACATGAAAAACACTGGACAAGTGATGATGTCTCAAACATTTTCATTTGATTACACAGTAGAAGCAACAGCAACAAGCACGAGTGTTATCATCCCTGCTAACTCTCAAATCGTATCTATCGATGTTAACGTAGAAACTGCGTTTAACGATTCAGGCACTGATATACTTGAAATTGGTTCAGTTGCAGATACTGATTTATATGTTAACGACGTCAGTATTGCAGCAGTTGGCCCAGCAGCTTTGGGAACAGCAGGTCTGTGTGCTAACTGGAAAGATATTGGAACTTCTGACATCAGAATTGCATACATTTACAATGGTGCAAATGATGATGCGTCAGCAGGTGCTGCTACAGTAACTATTAATTACTTGCAGAACAATAACCTTTCATAATAAATAATTTAGTGTGGGCTTCGGCCCACACTTAAATTTTAAGGAGAAAAAAAATATGTCAATTGTTTTAAAGAACTGGGTACGTGTAAGTGATGCAGTAACAGCTGATGCTGATTACTTTGTTACAGCAGCACGACCTAATACATCTGCAACTATGGCACAAACATCCCTAGCATCTGATCACAATGGTGGCGGAAGAAACGTTACTGTTACGACTACAGGAACCGGAGATAGCGGAAAAACAGCCACTATCACTGGGACTGATGTCAGCGGAGCATCTCAAACCGAAGTAATAACTTTACCTGGATCTGCTACAACAACAGCAGGCACTAAAATATTTTTAACTGTAACTGCAGTTGAAATGAGTGCACAACCAGCAGCTAACATAACAGTTGGTTTTGGAACTGCGGCTGGAGCAAAAATTGGTGGCGGTGGAGTTTTTGGTAGCTTTAGAACTACATCAGGCGGCAACGCTGGAACATGTAGTTTTAGAACTGGTGGAACTGCAGGAACAGTACTTGCTACTGATAAATCAAGCGGAACTTCTGGAGCAAACAACGGTCCATTTTCTGCTCACGGAACTGGAGCAAAACTAGTAAACGGAATGTTTGTTACTTACACTGTAGGTGATTTTGATCAGATAGTAGTTTTTTATGCTGGATAGGGATTTAAATGGCAAATACGACATCTTCAGCTTATTCGTTTGATCAGAGTTTTTCTATTGATGAAATAATTGCTGATGCTTATGAAAGAATAGGTTTGGTTGGAACTGCAGGTCATCAAATTAAAACTGCAAGAAGATCACTAAATATTCTGTTTCAAGAGTGGGGCAATAGAGGAATACATTTTTGGGAAGTTGGAAACACCAATGTAAATTTAGTGGAAGGATCTACTACTAACATTGATGCAACAGCTGAAGGTTCTGGTGTCTATACTTTTTACAGAAATTCAACAGATGTTCCTGGTGGGGGTGAACCACCACAAGCTACAACTGTTCCTACAGCAAACGTTTTTGGTATTTCAGATATTTTAAATGTTACTTTCAGACAAAATTACAATACTACAAATCAATCAGATATTGGTTTAACAAAAGTTGCAAGAGATGCATATTCTGCAACGGCAAACAAAACGTCAAAAGGAACCCCTTCACAATTTTGGGTTCAAAGATTTATAGATAAAGTTACTATAACTATTTATCCTTTGCCGAATGCAACAGCTGCAAATAATTTTCTTAACGTATATTATGTTAGAAGAATCCAAGATGCAGGTGCTTATACAAATGCAAGTGACACTCCTTTTAGGTTTGCCCCTTGTATGGTTTCAGGTTTAGCTTATTATTTAGCTATGAAGTTTGCACCACAACTAACACAACAAATGAAATTAATTTACGAAGATGAATTAGCAAGAGCATTAGCGGAGGATGGATCAGCGGCGAGTACGTACATTACACCGAAAACTTATTATCCAAATGTATAATGGGAATAAAAGCAATTAAAGGTTTAGGAAAAGCTTACGAAGAAGCTCAAAAATTTTTAAAAGGAAGAGATAACCCTTTAAAAATTAAAGGAGATATGGAAACAGATCCTGCTATTAGACAAGGTATAGCTATGGCAAAAAAAGATATGAAGGAAAAAGGATTTATAGGTAAAAAAGCAAAAAAAATACCTAAAGATTTAAGTTACTTGAAAGGTTATTTAGATTAATGGCACGATTTTCAAAAGGAAGAAGAGCTTTAGCGATATCAGATAGATCCGGTGCAGCATTTCCATATGATGAAATGGTTAAAGAATGGACTGGTGCCTTAGTGCATATTTCTGAATTTGAACCTAAACAACCTCAACTACAACCACATCCTGTGGGTGCAGATCCACAAGCATTAAAAAATGCAAGACCTGCAAGAGTAGAATTTCCTGTAGAAAATATACTACCCAACAATCCATTTACAACTACGGCTGCTTCTGGAACTTTAAGTGTATCTTATCCATTTAATCAAATAAGTTATGGAACTTCTTATGTTAGATTTAGAAATGTAAAGAAACCTGTTGGTGGTGTGGCTGTTTCTACTTTAGAATTAACAACTACATTGAATGGAAATATTAGTGATTCTGCTACAACAATTGTTTTAACAGATGCAACAGAGTTTCCAACTTCTGGTTTTATTATGATAAAAAAAGTTGATACAACTCCTGACACAGATAACTATGGAAAATTTTTAAATGAAGTAATTCAATACACAGGTAAAGCTGGTAATAATTTAACAGGCTGTACACGTGGAACAGCAGCACCTTTTAAAGGAGAAACTTTAGACAGCACGACGGCTACTACGCACAGCAGTGGAGCAGAAGTTTTTGGATCTTATTTAGCTACGGCTATTGGTAATACTGTTAATACAGGTGCTCAACCACCAACTGAAGTACAATATAATTCAATTACCGTTCCGCTTGTTTCAAATGCAACGAGCACAGAAACAGGAGGCGGTTTTCAGTGTACAATTGGACCGATCAATGATAAAGGTTAATTATTATGGCTGGATATAATTTATCAAACTTACAGACAGATATTAGAAATTATACTGAAGTAGATAGTAACGTTTTTACTACTGCTATATTAAATAGATTTATAGAAAATGCAGAATACAGAATTGCTTATGATGTTCCCATGGATTCAGACAGGTTTGTTGAACAAGGGACAATGGCAACAGATGTAAATAATATTAGAGTTCCAGCAGGAACATTATTTGTAAGGGGTGTAGAAGTATTTAATGCATCTAATTCTACTGAACAAGGGAATTGGTTAGAAAAAAGAGACCAAACTTTTTTAAGTGAATATGTTGGAAGATTAACTGGACCAGAGGGATCTACTGCATCTGGAGCGGATGTTACCGGTAAACCAAGATATTACGCTATGTTTGGGGGAGCAACCGGCACAACTGATACTACATCAGGATCTATTTATTTAGCGCCTACACCAGACGCTAATTATATATTCAGAATATATTATAATAAAATTCCACCAGGTTTGGAAACAGAGACTTCTGGAACTTATATCAGTAAATATTTTCCTCAAGGTTTACTATACGCTTGCTTAGTTGAAGCATATTCTTTCTTAAAAGGTCCAACTGATATGTTGACATTATACGAAGGAAAGTATAAACAAGAGTTAGCCAAGTTTGCAGCAATGCAAGTTGGTAGACGAAGAAGAGATGATTATACAGATGGAACAATCCGTATACCTATTGAATCACCGTCACCTTAAATGGAGTAAAATATTATGGCAATAACATCGGCAATTTGTAACAGTTTTAAAGTTGAGATTTTAAAAGGAGTGCATAATTTTACAGCGTCATCTGGAGACACTTTTAATTTAGCTCTATACACTAGTTCAGCAACTTTAAATAAATCAACAACAGCTTATACAACATCAAACGAAATCACTAACACATCAGGCTCAGCTTACACAGCTAAAGGAAAAGCACTTACAAGTGTAACTCCGGTTTTATCTACGGATACGGCAGTTTGTGATTTTGCAGATATATCTTTTACGTCGGCTTCGTTTACAGCTAACGGGTGTTTAATTTTTAACGACTCAGCAACTGGCGATCCTGCAGTTTGTGCAATCGCATTTGGTTCTGATAAAACTGTAACAAGCGGAACTTTTACAATTCAATTTCCAACAGCTGACGCAGACAACGCAATAGTTCGTATCGCATAAGGAGGTAAGTCCTTATGGCTAACACGTGGAATGAATCAGGCACAACCTGGGGCACTAATCGTTGGGGAACCACTGATGCATTTGCATTAGGTTGGGGAGCCCAAGCATGGAGTGATGGTGAGTGGGGACAACTCAATGATGCCATCGTTACACTTACAGGTGTTTCTTCTACTTCAAGCATAGGATCAGTTTCAGTTACAGCAGAAATAAATACAGGATGGGGACAAGACGGTTGGGGTGTTGAAAACTGGGGAGAGTCAGGTTTAGTCGTACCACTTACTGGTGTTGAAGCAACCACAGGACTCGGAGAAGATGTAAGTTGGGGTAAACAAACTTGGGGGTCCGCAACAACTGGTTGGGGTGGAGAATATTTTTTAACTCCTGCAGATGTAATGGGTCTAACTGGTTTAAGTGCAACATCAACCGTTGGATCACCAACAGCTATTTCTGACGCTACGTTTAGTTTAACAGGTCAAAGCGCAACTATATCAGTTGGAGTGTTAGATCCTGCAGATCAAACTATGGGTTTAACTGGACTAAGTTCTACAGCTTCTGTGGGTGCAATTACACCAGCAGATGTAATGGGACTAAGCGGTTTATCAGCAACAGTATCAATAGGTGCACTTTCAACTTCTACAAATCCAATTATCGATGTAACGGGTCTTTCTATGACATCCTCTGCAGGAGCAATAACTCCAGCAGATGTTATGGGATTAACAGGATTAGCTGCAACTTCTTCAGTTGGTTCAATATCACCAGCAGATGTTATGGGATTGACAGGAGTTTCTGCAACTGCTAGTGTGGGTAATGTAGCGCCTTTAGGTTATGAGTCAATAACAGGTAATCAAAGTGCAGGATATAGTTCTGTTACGGCTACACAAAATGCTAATTATACGGCAGTAAATGCTGATAACTAAAGAATATGTTATTGACAAGAAGTACAAAACAAATTAAAAAAAGATACTAATTAGGAGTACAAAATTATGGCATCAACATTTAGCCCTTTAGGTATAGAACTAATGGCAACCGGTGAAAACGCTGGTACATGGGGAACAAAAACAAATACAAATTTAAACATAGTAGAACAAATTTCAGGTGGTTATACAACTCAATCAATAGCCGGTGGTGCACAAACAACTACTTTATCCGTTTCTGATGGATCAACTGGTGCAACTCTTGCACACAGAATGATAGAATTTACAGGCACAATTACAGGAAATCAAATCGTAACGATACCTTTAGATGTTCAAACTTTTTATTTTTTAAGAAACTCAACATCAGGTGCTTATACAGTTCAATTTAAATATGTGTCTGGATCTGGAGACAGCTTTACTTTTTCAGCGACTGATAAAGGTGATGCTCTTGTATTTGCTACGGCAAATGATGGAACTAATCCAGATATTGACACTTTACCAGCTGGGGACGTTACAACAACTGGCACACAAACACTAACAAACAAAACACTGACTTCTCCTAAAATTGGAACTTCAATTTTAGACACAAATGGTAATGAGTTATTTTTATTAACAGCAACAGGTTCTGCTATAAATGAATTAACTTATGCTAATGCGGCTGCTGGAAATGCACCATCATTCACAGCTTCTGGAGGAGACACTAATATTAGCATTAATTTAGTACCAAAAGGCACTGGAGAAGTTCAAGCAAATGGTAGTGGATTAGCAACAACAGGAAAAGCTATTGCAATGGCATTAGTTTTCGGTTAAAAGAAGCACAGGAGAATAAATTATGGCAGCACCAAATCTAGTAAACGTATCAACGATAACAGCTAAATCTGTTCAAGCAGCGTTAACTACAACTTTAACAACTGAAATTTTAGCTAACGCATCATCTTCAGGAAAAGTTTTTAAAGTTAACAATGTTCTAGTAGCAAACATTGATGGCTCATCAGCTGTCGATATTTCTGTTTTTATAACTAAATCAGGTGGTTCACCACTTGCAATTGCAAGCACAATTTCTGTGCCTGCTGATGCAACACTAACTGTTATTGATAAAGATACAGCTTTATATTTAGAAGAAGGCGATAATATCGAAGCAGGAGCTGGAGCAGCATCTGACGCTGTTATCACTATAAATTACGAAGAACTATCGTAATAGGGAGTCTAATTAATGGCTCACTTTGCAAAATTAGACGAAAACAACGTAGTAGAAACGGTTATTACTTTTTCTAACGATGAAGTAAGTGCTAATGGTGGAGATTTATCTGTTGAAGCAGAAAACTTTGTAGCTGCTAGACATCCAGGAACTTGGAAACAAACTTCTTATAATAATAATTTTAGAAAACAATATGCGGGTGTAGGATATAGTTATGATGCATCTAAAGATAAATTTATATCTCCTCAACCTTATTCGTCATGGACTTTAGATTCAAATGATGATTGGAAGGCACCTGTAGAAGAACCAAACACAAAAGTTATTGATGCAGATAATAATATTTATTTGCAAGCATGGAAAGAATCAACTCAAGAATGGATTGGAAAATTATCTACAAGATACTTTACATGGAATCCAGATACGTTACAGTGGGATGAAAACGGATTAGAGGAGGATTGGATATAATGCCAGGTTCAGGTGGATTTATTTTTGGGACAACTATTACCCCTACAAAAGGAGATTTATTACAAGCTTTTACATCACCCG